GAGGAAAGCAATCATGAATGCAGACGAATTGAAAAAAGTGCTAGATAGTCACAGAAAGTGGATGAATAATGATGGCGGCGAACGCGCTAACCTGAGAGGCGCTGACCTGTCCGACGCTAACCTGACCGGCGCTAACCTGTACGGCGCTAACCTGAGTGGAGCTGACCTGACCGAAGCTAACCTGAGTGGAGCTGACCTGTCCGACGCTAACCTGAGTGGAGCTAACCTGAGTGGAGCTGACCTGTCCGACGCTAACCTGACCGAAGCTAACCTGAGAGGCGCTAACCTGAGTGGAGCTGACCTGACCGGCGCTAACCTGTCCTGCGCCTACCTGTACGGCGCTAACCTGACCGGCGCTAACCTGTCCTGCGCCTACCTGTACGGCGCTAACCTGACCGGCGCTAACCTGACGGATATAAAACTCACAAATGCAGTCGGTGGAAATCATCGCATCCAGTGCTTACAAATAGACCCATACAAAATAATCGTATTAGACAATGAGATTGCATGGGGCGGCTGCACAAAGAAAACCGTTAAAGAGTGGCTATCGTATAAGGGCGAAGATTTGTCAGAATCAGATAGGTACTACCTGACCAAAATAACAAAGCCGTTCATTCGTATATGCATTGCAAAGAGGAAAGAATCATGAACATATCCCCCGTTATGACAATCATCGGTGACGAAGTGGTTACCGCGCAGCCAGCTCCGGCCGGTGGCTTTTGGATCGCAAAGATCCAAGGCGAGAGAGCTGCCTTTTTCGCTGAAACATCAACAGCCGCATTCTACAAAGCCAAGCTCTGGATCATGGGCGACTACCAGCAGGTGGCCGCATGAGCCGTTACAGCGAAGCCTGTGACGCTGGCTATGACGGGCTATCCCCTTTCGAGGAACGCCGACTCGCGGCACGCAAAAGGGCAAATGACATGCTCGACCCGCGTGATCCGGACTATGTGGAATATGAGGAGGATGAGGAATATGAGGAGGATGAAGAATGAAACACAGCGAAGCAGTCATAAACCAGTTGAAGAAGCTACAGGACAGCGGCGATACGGAAATGGCACATTCCGATGCTGATGATATTCTGTGTGATTTTCTCTGCCATCTTGGGTACGAGGAAGTTGTAGCCGAATACAAAAAGATAGATAAATGGTACGCATAGGAGGCAGTATGACTGACCGCGAACTGCTTGAACTGGCTGCTAAGGCGGCGGGGTATGTAATCGAGATTAACTACTACGGCATGGATCGTCACGGATTGTTTAACACAGAAAAATGCGTTCCACCAAGGATCTGGAATCCACTCACAGATGACGGTGACGCGCTGCGACTGGCGGTGAAGCTGAACTTGCATCTTGGGCTTGAGAGTTCAGTAGCGAACGCATGGCAAGGCGGCATGAATCACTGGCAAACCGAGCCGCACAACGGCGATCCAATGGCAGCCACCCGCCGCGCCATTGTCCGCGCAGCGGCACAGATCGGGAGGGCGATGCCATGACAGCACAGCACACACACAGGCAAGACCTAGTGCCAGGAGTCATGCGCTGCGCGAAGTGCGAATCCCAGCTCTACAGGACAAACCTCAACATGGGAGCAGGAACTGTCACCGCAGGAAACAGCAACACCGAGCCATGCCCGAACGGATGCGGCCCACTATGGCCGGTAACGTGGCAGCAGTACGCAGGGCAGATGGCAGAATCGGTAGAAAGGCTGGCTGTCGAGCGTAACGACCTGAAAGCCGCGAATGCAGAGCTGAGAGCGAAAAACATCGAGCTTGTCAGACTCCCGACTCAATCAGAAATGGCAAAACTTGTAGCACAGGAATGCCTTGATGCATACATAGATGACGCGGGAAACGAACAGTACAGCGAAGAAATTGATTCAGTATGCTGGGGAGAGGTTAAGGAGTGCGCTACAGAAAAACCTACTGGTGAAGTCATAAACGATTACGGTGACTACGTTGCAGACTATGTATTAGAAGCCATCGCCAAGGCAGGTGTGGAATGAGGCTTATCAGATCATCAAAACGCAGGCGCACACTAGAAAAACGCGGTGAGTGGGTTTACTGGGATTATGATCATCATTGCTTTGTATGGGATATGCCAGCCAAGGCAAGCAGCCAAGGCAAGCAGCCATGACCCGCTACATGATAATGCCAATCGGGAAAACAACCGTCGTGCTCGTGTATGACGATAATCAATTGCTTTACGCCCAGCGGTCAAAATGGGACAACCGAAAAATTAAATTGAATCTTTTCTGGTGGACTACTGCAGAAGTTTTTCACAGGAACAAACTAATACCATCCATCGAGGCAAACAAATGAAAAAGCCAATAATCCCAGACTGGTTTTGCGTTCTTCGTGACGACTCGCTGCTTAATTCACGCGATGTGGCTGCTATTTTTGGTTATTGTTCCATTGAAGTTTTAAGCAAAGCCGTTTGTTTAGGCGCGTTCCCAAAACCAACAAACAAAGAGAAAAAGCCGATAAGGAAAACAGCTCCTTTTTGGGGTCAACCCAAAAACCGACTATCGTGGACAAAAAAAGAAATAATTGCAGAAATAAACCGCAGGAATACTAAATGTGCAGACCGCCAAAAGCTCTGACACCAGCGTACCAGTAATCTGCCCTTGCCGGATTCATGCCGTCCTCTACGCACCAATCCCGAAGGTCATCGTCTGCACGCTCACGCATTGATGCCGGTATGGCCTTGAGTGTGATTAGCTGATACAGCGCGTCATGGCCTGCGCTGGCAGGCAGAGCGTTTTCTGTGTCGATGGCAATACTACTTGCCCCATCCCATGCGTAACCCTTGCGTATAGTCAGCACGCCGTCATACATCAGCTCGATGTATTCTGTCCGGACAAAAATATCTTTGATGCTGGATTGCAGCACCAAGTCAGCCAAAAGCCGGTATTTGTATTTGCACAGCTTCTCGTAATCAATCCGGCGCATTATTTAATCTCTCCGATTCGAGTGATCATGAATATCCGTTTCAGCCAGCCTGCCCCGAACTTGTCAAATGACCGCGTGCCGAAATACCTGGTTGCTCTCGCTGCCATGTATTGCGCCGGTATTTCAGATTCTGAATGCCCTGCTTTTTGTGCTCGACCAATAGTGATCTGACCAATAACTCCGTCCTGTTTGCACCCGAGAACTTGCTGAAGCATTCGCACGGCAGGATTACATCCCTGATTTACGGCAGCATCAAACACGTATAGAGCCAAAGGCCACGGCAGTTGCTCGCATTTGCACATGTCCCAGTAGTCGCGCTTATAAACCTCTTTTGCGTCATCGAGCAACAAGTCTTCTATGCGCTTGTCACCAGTTCCGTTGCCGTCAAGATCGGCCATGCCATCAACTTTTCCATCACGAGCGTCGGCAATGCCATATTTTGTTTTTCCACCTGTGTCACCTGCAGTGTTGCAGAATCCGCCCTCAATTTGCGGAGATGTAATTATTTTAAAAGCCAGATCAAATGCCGCCGTCATTTTATGCCTCATGTGCAATTTAACAGTGATACAAAAAACCGCCCGAAGGCGGTTTGTTTTGCGTTATCTTAAATCAAGGAATCCAGCATCGCTCACTAGCCCAATTGCCGAGTCTACGTTTCCGCTATCAGGAACAAATACATGCGCGATTTGTACGGTAAGCTGACCTTCAGGTAATTGGATTATTGCATCGAAATCCGTCACATTTAACGCATTCGCTGCAACAACATTACAAGGAAATCCATTCAGTAATAGTGGCACTTTTAACCAGATAATCAATTGTTTCATTTTGTAGTCCTCTGCATTTGTCTGAAATAGGAAAACGGATCATACCACGGTATTTATTGCACCGCATCCCTTACGCCCTTAATGAGCTGGTCAATGCCTTGCGTTTTTCGAGACTCAGACCAGACAAAACATGATCTGATAAATATCCATCCTGGCAGTCCGCAAATGAAAAATACTCCGCCGAGCTTTGCAAGGCAAAGAATAACCTCCAGTTCACTCGATGCGCCTTGCAAGTGTGCAAGCAAGCCGAAGTATTGGATTGCCCAAGCTCCGCCGAAAATACTGGATGCCACAGTCGAGAGCAAAGCGCAGAAAAAATCCTTTTTGTTTCTCGGCATCGTCATCGCCATGACCACTATTGTCGCCAAAGTTAAGCCAGACCCGACAGCCATAAATGTATGCTTGGCAGATGCTGCAGCAAAAGCCCCGCTTCCTACCTGCGCCGCCCCTTGTGCCATGTTGTTAACGTCATTCATATCCACCGTCCAATTCCTTAAATAGCAGTTAAATACTCTGGGATTGTATCCCCTTCGTAGTAAACAATCACGTCCTTTGTCTCAGTGGAGACAATGTACAGCGGCTTTTCAAACCTGCCAAGCTCGTGCCTGTTTATCCGTCTTACACCATCAATCATAGGAACTTTGTTCATGATGACAACATCCCCCGCAAGAATTTACTAGTTACAGTTTCAGCTCCTGTAGAGTTCTGACCTGTGATTGAAATATAAACTGGTCTTGCGTCCATATCGTCAACGGTCACTTGTTGGAAGCTGGTGCTTAATGTGCTTGTACCATTTGGCGATATGTTGTTTTTCGTTGAAACAACCGCAACAGTTGTTGCTTTTACTCTCTGAATTTTTATGCTCATCGATAGACCGACAGCAGTAGTCGCCATGCCTGTATTTACCCAAACTTCAACGTCTGTTGCATCGCCTTGGTTTCCGATTCTGACGCGCAAAGTCTCAGTTGTCGCTGTGTTTGATTTTAAGAGGGAGCATTCTACGTTGACCGACTCAGCGTCTTTAATGCAACTTGCCGGGATAATCATCTGCTCAATTACCTGCTCGTTGGTATTTGCAGCCGTTGTTGTACCACCAACGCTTGAAAATATAATTGACGACGACTCATCACGATACATTCCTGACCCATCAAAATGCACGACAGGACAGGCAGATAACGGATATGCAGCGGTCAAACGGGTATTGGCCCCAAACTTAACACCAATAGGAGCGACACCCAGCACGTAAATAGTCTGTCTGGTAGGCGTAGTTGAATAATCGCCAATTGTTAGAACCTTGGTTCCGTCGCCTGGATTGACCACAAGTATTAACGGGCTTGCCGACTCTGTAGCCGACATAACATAGTCATCAAAATCCATATCAATAATAGCGGAACCAGTTAGCCCAGATTCAAACATAGGTATCCCGAGTATTGCATGTTCTTTCAGGTGCTTAGGTATGCTCATGGTTACACCTGCAAGGTCGGGATAGTGACAGATGTGATCTTCCCGTCTGTGTATGTATACGTTTCTCGGAATACGTCGGCACCAACGGTGTAATCGATAAAATCAACCTCTGCACCGCTCCACGTAATTTCATACGGCGTACCATCTTCGATGAATATCCCGGCTTTGTTTGTGATCATGGTCATATCATTTCTCCTTTTTTGCTGATTTTGGCGGTGTTGGCCAGTCGATTTTTTGCGGGAATTTTGATTGATTCGGCACATCACGCAATGCTTGACGATATTCAACCCACGCTATTTTTTGATCCAAAGAAAACGGCACATCAGGCAAAACAGTCCAATCGCAGGCATATAGCAGCGAGTTTCTTTCTGCCCTGACAACATCCGCAAGATACGCATCATCAGGGACAGCCCTGTCAGCAAGCACAGGCTTCCCGTTCTTGTCGGCAACTATCGGACGCCCGCTAGACTGACCCGCCAGCAATTCCCTGTGGTAGTCCTTGGTAATCTCGACAGCATCGGACGGTATTTTATCCCCGTGGATTTCCAGCGAGTAAAAGCCTTTCGTTTTCGCGGAATAATACATATCAATACCCTATCGCAAACCAGCCAATATCCTGCGTATTGTTAGCCCATTGCACAATGTTAAAGCCTGTAACCGTCGGAGTGTTTATTGTTGTGAAACAGTTTGCGCCCGTCTGTGTTGATTCGACAAAGTGCGCGCATGACAGGACGTTAGCAGTAGGAAACGCAACCGGCAAAGTAATCGCAACAGTCGAGCCAGTCCCGCAGCTTTGTTGTCCCCATTGCAGAATCAAGCCGCCGGGGAACTTTTGGTAACCGGGTGAGGCCAACGATTGCCGACCTGTATCAGTGAATAATTTCATAACCTTCAAAGCGGTCATTATCCTTTCGTCATCCGTGCCTGCTAATGCCTCTGCCTGTGTTGCGATTTCAGCCATGCCCACTACTGTTTCAGTAGCCTTCGGATATTCGTCATCCAGCGCCCACTTTGTAGGGTCTGACGGGGGGAGTACATTATTGGCTGCAACGAGCGAGCGGTAAATATTCCACGTCGCCCCAGCATCGGCTGTATACATTACCCGCGCGCCTTTTGAGTACGAAAAGGCAACTCCGCCATTATCCGCAGCGGTGATAAATTCTGGCACACTGTATTTCTGGTACTGTTGCACAGCACTGGAAATGTCATAATAAATCTGGTTTGTCTCATCCCGTGGAACAGGTTTACGGCTTGGGTCTGTTTTTGGCAGCTCATAATCAGGCGGGAAGCCCTCTTCATAGCTGACATACCCAGACGGATCAATAGCATCAGGTACGGCAGTCTTGTTACCTGAAACCCCAAAAGCAAACCTGAAAAACTTACTCGCTAAATACATGATTACGCTCCAAATGAACCTTCTTCAAAACCTTCATTGTCAATGCCAAAATCAAAAATATCAGCAGGGTTATATGACAAATCCACACCTACAGTCGCCGGACGCGGCAACAAATCCAGATACTCAAGGACAAACCTTAGTGCCGCTGGTGGCTCGAAAAAAAACGCATAGACCAGCGGCCCCATTGTTTGATTATCGCCAGCATAAACAGACCCGTACCCAGCAAACACGCTTGATAGAAACTCGTTTGTCTGCCATGCGCACGGTCTGCACGTTATCTGGTAATACCTTAGCCGCAACGCTATGCGCGCCATTTCGACCGACAGATTGATAACCGTTCCGGTCGATGGTGTACCAAATGAACCCTCCTCAAACCCGTCATTATCAATACCAAAACAGAATATGTCCTCACCGTCTGACGGCTCAAGTGTTACATTTAGTGGCAATCCCAAAATAATTGCCCACACGTTAAGCCCAAACTGGTTAGCAGTCAGCAGATTGAATACGTTATCATACCAGTCTTGCCAGAATTCGGTCTGGTTAATATCATACCAGTCTTGCTTTTGCTGTAAAACTGATTGCAGATTCTCCGCATCGTTATACTGCCACAACAAGGCACGCATAAGATTAACCGAAAAATCATAGCTCTCGATCTTCACGCCACAACCACCGTAATATGCCCAACAGTCACGCTAGCCATTTCCTCAATTGCCAGAGTGATTTCAGTAGTGACGTATGTAATGCCATCATCAGAAACTTCGACTTTTTGAACGTAAAGCCCGGGAACCTGTATCGCAATCGCCCCAGCAATCTCGAACGGGGAAACGGACTCACCAACTTTGAAGCCTTCCATGCCGTCAATATCTCCGGCAGCATAAGCAAGGATTGCATTCTTAACGTCTGTCGTTGGGTCGCTTACCGCCGTGCGGACTGTCACTGTGGCCTTGACCCATACAGGATAGCCTGTCGGACGGTCAAACTTTACCGTGAAATCCTGCCCGCTCCATGGATTAGTTACAACGACCGTTTGCGCTCCGTTCCATGCAGCGCCATCGGTCTTGTTTTTTGCAAGGCTTGTGGCTATTTCGGTATCGCCGCCGCCATCGATGCAAGCCCATACAGAATGGGCGACCATTGAAATCGTGTCGATTGTCTGAGTAGTGGCCGCCGTGTTTTCCCTGAACTGCAAAGACTTGACGCCCTCGATTGCATACAGCCCAGAAACCTGCGCCTCTGTTGTCGATATTGATTGCAGTGCCAGCGTGTTGCGCCTCAATACACGTAATTCCTGATCACTGAAAGCGTCACGCCCAAGAACCGCCGCCGCAGGATTGGTTACTGTCTCCCATCCAAGGACGCCCGTCACAATCGTTGTCAGTGCGCCAATGGCAGCGGGGATTGCTCCGTATTCAACCGATTGAAAATTGCCAGTGACGGTTCCACCTGATCCAATCGTTACCGACGTTACCAGCTCAAACAGATCGCCGGCAGCCGTTGAAGCCCTTGCTCCAGCAGTCACAATCGCACCGGCAACACCCGTAAGCGTTACGCCTTCAACCGTGGATCTCGCGGCGCCGTCGGTATCCAATCCAGTCAGCGCACAGATAGCACGCAAAAACATGCCGCCTGCCAGATTCGGATTTATCTGGTTTGCCATTGCCGCGTTATTGTTTATCACCGCAATACGGGCAAGCGTTTCACCGGTAATCAAAACGCCTTGTGGAGTTTCTGAATCCGTAGGCATGTCATCGCCAAACGCCGCCTTAAATTCATCCTGTACGCCAGCCAAAACCGTACTGGTATCCGGCACGATTACGCCGGTTTCGTCAATGTATTGGTAATTAGCCACTAATAGACCCCTCGCCGTAAATCGTGCGGATTACGACATTATAACGCAACTCACCGCTCACGACTTCAGAAACGAGCGCCAGAATTTCAGTAACGCCAGGCACTCTTTGCAACGCAACATAGGCCGCTGCTTCCCATCGTGGAATATCCTGTGCCAGCCATACTGTTTCAAGCGTAGGCATTCCGCGATTCATCGCCAGAACCATTTCACCGAGCTGCGCTTTTATGGCTTGTTCACATTGCTGGAGCGTCTGATAGATACCGCCCACTGTGGCAAGGTTTCGCGTGTCATCAAGATATAAATCGTTTCTTTCGTTCACCGCTAATGACGTCATGCAGGCGCTCCAGTGTTGTGTATGCCAGTGGTCACGCCGCCGTGAATGTGGGTGTCCCCGATATTTGTGCCGTTGTGCGTTACAGTGCCACCAGTTGCGGCAACTCCGGCAGAAGACAGATTAAACACCGTTGCGCCGATTGTCACCGTCAGCCCTGTACCGTCCATTACCATCACCGCCGATCCGTACGTGACCGTCAAGCTAACATCGGTCATAACGGATGTTGCTGCGCCTATGGTGGCTGTGAATAAATCCTCTTTCAGACTAACGGTTGAAGTGCCAGCTGTTAGCTTAACCTCATCAGTGAAAAGCTCGATCCTGTGCGTGCCGTCCAGGCTTTGCAATGCCGCTTCTGAATCTGCATCGATCAGCGTGTATTTAGCGAACTGATCAGGGATGAACTTACCATCAGAAAAACTGTGAAGCCGGACGGTATTAGGGCTTGATTCCTGCATCCCTTGCTTGAATATGGAAATATCCCGATCACTGGCTTCGATCCAGCCAATATCCCCCGGCATAATCTTGAAATGAATTGCCGCCTGTCCGCCGCCCAACGATACAACAGGGATAGATACAAGCTGCGCACGGCTTACCGATTCGCCTTTGGTGGTCAGCATTTGTACCAACGGCTGTACAGTGGCGATATTTGTTGCCCGGTCATAGGCGATAACCTTTGCCGGTAATTGTCCGTCAACGCTCTGTAGGTGCTTTTTCAGGACGGACGCAAGCACCCCTTGCAACGAACCTTCGTTAGCAGGGTCTTTGCTTGGTGGCGTGATTTGCTCTGTCATGCCGCGTCATCCTGTGCCGTCGTGCTGTTCAGTCTCGGGGTTTTGCCGTCCAGCCTCTTGCCTTCCGGCATCCAGTAAAAAGGCACATCCCGATTGGAGAGGTCGAAACCAAGCTTATAAATGCAATACTGCCCATTCACTGTCGGGTAAATTACGCTCGTCACATCCATCGCCCCGCCTATTGTCATGCGGGTATCGAAAAGAACAGTACACTTTACGCCCTGTTCGTTGATCTCTGGGATTCCGATCATACCGGTATCAGCATTCACAAACGCGAGAACGCCGGTCATGGGTACGTTGTAATCTTTCACGACAAGCGTATTGCCGTCGATGTAAACCGACACCCCGCCGCTATCCTGCAATGCTTTGATCTGCTTTTCAGCCGCACCGGAAAACGAATAGCTGCCTATCTGTTTGTCCTTTGCTTCCATTTGCAGTGTCAGCCCCATACTATCGGCTGCCTGCTTTGCAATCGTTCCCAGAGAGGCTGTAGCTGGCTGCGTGTGCGCTACTGCTTTACCTTTCAGGTATTGCGCCGTCTTTGCTTTCATCGTCAGCATAATGTCAGCAGGCTGCGAAGGTTTACACTCGGTTATATCACCACGGAAAACCTCTGTATATCCTGTGGATACCCTGCCTGCCTCGACAATGATCAGCTTCCTCGCCTCGTTGTCATTAAAAGGCGACGTCTCCGTGATAAGGTAGTCTCTGTCCGATTTCGACAGGTTGCCAATCTGGATTTCGCACTCATCCTGCAACGGATTCGCATATTTTGTCCCCTTGGCTTTCAGGTACAACCCTTCGAATACTTTCAGCGTGTCCCGTATCTGGATGCTGACCCGTAAAATCCGATCATCCACGCGCGGCCTCTATCTCGGCATTGGTGTAATACACCAGCGTTTGAGTGTCGCCAAATTGCAAATAGTCTGGGATGGTCTTGCCGTCATCAATGACAAAGGCAAAGTTTCCGGAAGCGTCCTCCGCAGACCGATACGGAATAAGCAGCGCTCCAGCAACGCATCGGACAGCAGAAACAATGGTTACACCATCACGGATGATGGTCGCAAGCATTATATTTCCAGTGCTCTTGAATGACAGAACGTAGCGTTTCCCTTCCAGCCTGCACGATACAGTCTGGTTCGGTACAGTTGCAAGATTGATTACTTTAGCCATTATCCGAACCACCCTGATAAAGTAGATTTAGCTTTTGCGCCGGTAGCGGTATCGGCATCTTTTGCCGTAACCTCCCCGCGCTTCACTGTATCAGTATTTGACGCAGATTCAACTGCTTGGGGGGGCAGTGTTCCGTATTGCGCCTGAACAATAATTACCTGCTTCAACGACAGCGCCATTGTGATCGTGTCGGATAGCGCCGGATCTTCATCATGCGGAATGGCAGTCAGCAGCATGTTGGGATAGCCGCCCGACTTTGTAAGCACGGTAAACAATGCACCGGACTTGAAGTAACTCTTGATCTGGGCATAGGTGCTACGGTAAAGCATCGGGTCAAGAATCACTGAAAGAGTGATTTCAACCGGCTCAATTATTTTGTGATCCGTAATGGTGGCACCTGATTCAACCGGATGTTCCATGACCTTTGCCGACTCATTCACCGTCGCCTTGATCGGACGCGCACGTGAAAACACCTGATAGCCGTTTTGATCCAGTACCGCCACCTCGTCACGCGCAGGCATGAATAGGTTTTTAACCGCGTTAATAGCCTGCGCAGCTCCTAAAATGTCACCGACAACGATAGCCATTATGCCAACAACCCATCATCAGATTGATCTATGGCCGCGCTGAAGTGTTGCTGCAGCCCGCCCATCAAGCCCTTACTGATACCTTCCGCATCAGTGGCCTGCGTATTCACTTCTATTTTGTCAATTTTCACGCTGTTATCTTTGCTTACCGACGAATTTCCGTTGGTAATGGCACTTGACGTGGTCGAATTTATCGGAGAGGAATCAGCCAGACCGATCATTTGCGCGCCTTTCTCGATAATGTTCGCGCCCTTGCCAGCCGCCCACCCAATAGCGTCAGTCATCCCAAAACCGCTTGATACTACGTTTTTTGCTTTCAAAAACATATCAACTAGCTTTGTTATCCATCCGATCATTGTTTCGATGTTATCTCCAAACTGCGAGCTGTAGTCGTTCCAATTACCAAACCATGAACCAATGAGCGAATCACCGCCATCCCGCCAGACTTGTATATCTTCCCACGCCAGCGCAAACGCCAAACCGATCGCACCGACAGCAGCAGCAACAGCGAGGAACGGAGCAGCCGTCGCAAGCGTAGCACTCGCAGCCGCCCACATTGCCGGAACATAGGACGCAAAAATAACAGCAC